ATAGAGGGCATGTCACCGGTTCCCTGCTACGTTGCCGAGTGCATCTACAGGAGCACTATAGTCTGCATCACTAAAAGGTGTTGGACTCATGGATGGGGAGTAGACACTTGGAGTGTTCGTTACTGGAGGGCCAACTTGCGGCCTAGCCCCATAAGACTGGCCTAGTTGTCTAGGATCAAGCTGTGCTGGAGCCGCGCCGAGAGGGAGTTGTAGCTCCCCCGAGTGATACTGCTGTCCAAGTTTATTCACTTGGGCAACAAGCGCAGGTAAGTTCTTCTCTGTGAACGCCAACGCCTGATCGTAGTTCATCCCTTGCGCTAGGCTATCTTTCATCAACTGATTACGCATCGCGTTGATGCCTGCTGGAGATAGAGTCTTTATCGGTGATGGAAGAGCAGCCCTTACGCTGCCCTGTGCACCTTTACCCAATGCAGCAGCTTTGTTCATCTGTGCAGCTTGTTGCATCTTCAGGTCGTATCCGAGCAATGCTGTCTGCCCTGACAGTGCGGCATACTCTCGGATCGCTGCCGGGGGTAGCTCAACTACATCGTAGTGCCCTGTCTCATCAGGCTCTCCAGTAAAGCCGTAGACCTTACCGTCTTCACCCAATTCAATACTATGGATGTCTGCATAGGCTGGGTTGCCGGATGTTTTGAGCATCGCAAGAACCTTTTGCCCTGCGATAGCTTGTTGCTGAATAGACTGTTGTTGTTTCTGTGCGTTAGCATACTCGGGGTCAGCATCAGATACCATCCCCCTAGATGCGTACAAGTTAGCTAGTTCACGACGCGCATCAGGAGAGTCAAGCCCACCATACTTTGCGCTTATCGTACCAATCTGTTGTCTGAAAGCAGGGTCAAGCGGCTCAGCTTTGTACTGAGCCTGTGCCGTTGATAGATTGCCTTGGGCCTCTTTTGCATCAAGCCCCGCACGGTTAGCAGCAGCTGTAGCGTTGAATACATCGTAGCTATCATCAGCCCCAAGTTGGCGCTCAGCCCGAGTTGCGTTAATATCAGCTGTTCTTGATTTGTCGAGGTTCTGGTACATACCAGATGCTGCATTCATAGCATCCACATATCCATAGCCTATATCACCTAAAGTATCTAGTACGCTCATGGTTGCTCCTAAAAGAAAGCGCCGAGGTCAAGGAAGTCTAGCGCCTCGCTAGTACTTGCGTCAGTAGCTGCGCTAGTAGCAGCGTTAATAATATCTGTATCTGCAATAGAGGACGCCGCTGCTGATGTCATATCTCCAGTTGTACCATCGTACCAACTAGACATATCCGTAGCTGGTGCCTCTGTATAGCCTGCTGCCCCACCTACGTTGTACTGATTATCTGCATTGAATATGTCAGAGTTAAAGCTGATGTCGCCATTGGCATCCTTTGACCAGTCTGTCCCTACGTTTTCCAGTAAGTCACCCGTCTTAGGATCAACAATCCGCAACTGCCCGTCTTCACCTATGATAGCGAGATTGCCCTCTGCTGTAGTGAAGGAGTTTTTGTCAAGCCATGCTTGATAGTCGGGAACTGCTTTCCAATTCCCGTAGGCGTCCTGAGCATACTTGATAAGACCTTTCTGCATTAGCCCTTGTACGCCATCACGCCCCATGAGCAGCGGTAACAAGCGCATAACACCACCAGCAATATCCCGGCCTGACTTCTGCTGCGCATTCAATGGACGTATCCGGTTAGTACGATCCACCATCGCACGAGCACGTTCTATCGCCCAGTCCTTGTCGTAGTTAGCGAGTGCGGGCATTTGATAGCGCTGCATAGTTCGCTCTTGAATATCGCGTGAATTGTCAAACGCACGGCTAACATCCGCTGCGATCTGTCGTTGTTGGTCTGATAGGTAATCCCCATCACTAAGTCCGAGTTGCGCCATCATAGCTCCCGTTAAAAACCACCATCTGCGCCGCCATCAGTACCATCAGTACCATCAGTACCATCAGTACCGCCATCGCTACCGCCATCGCTACCGCCTTGGCCTGCTGCATTACCGCCATCGTTACCATTGACCCCATCACCCTGAGTAGCTGTACCGTCAGCAGGGCTGCTATCTGCTGGGGCTGCTTCTGGAGCATCTAATGGAGCTAAGTTAGTTACGTTGGAGACATCAGGTGTTGCTACAGGTGTCGTCTCTGCTACTTGGGGTGCCTGGGGGTTATTATTGTTATTGGCTGTATTAGCTACTGCATTAGAGACTGCATGGCCTATCACATTAGCGACTGGCCCAGGTACACCAATAGCACTCAGTCCTATGCTTACAGCAGCCCCTGCGACGCCTGAAACACCTGCAACACCACTGGTATTCCCAGATGCCCCAGCAGCCGCTGCTCCGGTGCTACCATCAGTGCCATCAGTACCCCCACCTGAAGTCCCAAAACTACCCCCTACAGCAGTGCTGTTAAGCGGTGTCGATCCAAATAAAGAAGAGGCATTAAATAGATCGTTAGCGCCAGATTGACGTCGCATTCTCCGCCGTGGGTAGTATTGGTATTCATCACCAAAAAGATCGCTCATATCAGTTCGATCCCAGTTGTCGTGCTTGTGCGTCTGTGAGTATACCAGCAGTAACCAGCATATCAAGCGTGACGTAGCGGTCTTTGTACGTACCTCGTACCCCCTGAGCGACTTCTACATGCTCCTTGACTGCACCAAGAAACGACTGCATAGCCTGACTCTCATTCTGAGGTATCTGCCCCAGTCCAGGTTTATTGTTTATCACTGTGGTTTCCCCTCAGTTAGATCATCGATACTTGTAGCCATGTGTATTTCGTATACATCTGGCTTACCCTCTACTTGCATAAACCAACGCTCCGTATCCCGGTAGAACCTTGGGAGTCTAAACGGCTCACTCGAAGTTACCTCACGAGAAAACTTAAGTTGGTCATTCACAAATAGAGAGAATATAAGTGGTAGCACAGTACCACCTTCTTGCCTATACTCGCCAGTAATCTTTACTGCTGCAAAGCTCGTGATATAAGGCATCACGAAAGCTTTACTCCGCCAGCGGTAAACTAACCTCTCAGAGCTAGCTTCCCACTCGTACAGTACGTTATCGCGGTTCTTCTGTCCGACGAAGAAGAAGTCTGTATCAGGATTTGCGTAGGCCGCCGTCGCGTAGAAGTTTAACGTCGTCAGTTTATCTCGTTGTTCTACGCCTGTAGCTCTATCGTTATAATCAAAGACGAACCCGGCCCCTTGGGGGTCAACAAGGCTGTAATCTTGCCCATGATCGGTTAGGTAGAAACCAACATAGCGCCCATCATGGATTACTCCATGCAATGTTGTCGGGTTAAATCTCTGCCACTCATCACGACTTAGTACATCACGAGTAATAACCTGTAGCCCACCGTAACCCACCCATACGAGGCCGTCAGCGCTTGCGTAAAGTACCCCTCGATCACCGGATACCATTGAGCGCTTAGACGCACAGGGATAGGGATCAGGTAACTTTTCGATAGACAAATTCTTTGGGCTTACGCCGCTAACAAGATAGGTGAATCCTGTGGTAGCTACAACTATTGTACTACCATATATACCTAAAGCTACTATAGGATACTCAAAAACCTTCGTATATTCAGGAGGATATGCGTGGGGCTGATATGCTTCTGATATATACAACTGATTCCCAGCAAACCCTGCTAAAAATCCTCCTGGGTGTGAAATAAGCCCCGTCATATTATGGGGTGGGGGGTACCACTGCTGTGAAGGTAGGCGTTCTAGTAGATCAATATCCAAGAAGGTATCTACATAGGATGTCTGAGAAACCAAAATCATATCAACGAATAAAATCTCTGTTGTAGATGTACCAGTCTCATATCGGTAAATTCGGATATGAGTGACATTCTCCGAAGTAGGCGCAGCAAACCCTGAAATAGTCGCTGCTTGCCCATCCATCATACCTACAACTACAGACGGATTTGACGGTACGCCTTCTTCAGCTAGGGCTGTGACAAAGGTGTACAGGTATGCACGCTGCTTCACCGTCCCCGTACCACCTGTACCTAGTGCTACTATGGGTGGTGTGGTAGGTGCGTCTACACCCAATGTATAAGCTTGTGAAGGGTAAGGAAGCTGTGTTGTAGCTCGGGCTAAAGTAGTAACCTTCGGCCTACCATCTCCCGTATAGTATATGCGCCCTTCAGTGTCTCCTGGAAGAAAGCTGCGTTGGACGTTCACGTCTGCATTCCAAGATAGCCAATAACCGTTCAAATTATATATTGTTTCGATGAACCCACGACGTAGCTTCGTAGGATCAACGAGCGGGGCGCGTAAAGCCCGTATCTCTCCAGACCACAACTTGCAATTCTCCGCAACTACAGCAGCATTCGGAGGCAGTAATCTCTGCGAGATACGCGGCGCGATCCCGCCAAAATTCTGTATGCGTAGGCTTGGCATAGCTACCCCGAGAAGTTATTTGTTGCTGGGTTGATAAGTCCCCATATTAGCTGCATCGAGTTCCTACGTCCATTCGTAATTGGTAGTACTTGATGCGGGAAGTTCTTGTTTGAGGGGAACATGACAAACTCCCCAACTTCAGGCTTAATTTTCAACCCTTGCCTGGGAAACTCTATCTCTCCCCCACTATAGTCGTTATTGAGGTACAGCACTGTAGTGATACCCCGTTGAAAATCTACTCCTACCATAGTGCCTGTAGTCGTCTGTGCGTGGTCATCCGTATGCAATTTAATCCCCCGCCCAACAGGGTAACTGAAAAGCTCTGTATTAGTTCTAAAGGGTGTAGCAGTCGTATCGAAATTATCTCTCGCATATTGATATGCTATATCATTAAGCCGCGCAGCTAGAGGTACAGCAAAATCTGGGAATACAACAGATACAGATTGCCTTGCTTCATAATCAACTACAGCTTTCCCATCTAAACCATAAGCTCCGTGTTCTGCGTACTTCTTTGTGACCCAACACTCATCGATATAATTATTGAATAGAGCCGCGTCGAAAGCCAACTTACCACGTAGTAATGTGGTTCCTTCTTTCATCACGCTTTCAGCATAGCTAATCATAAATCGAATCTCCAAGTTGTTTGTAGCAACATGCGTTGCCCTGAGACTATTGGTAGGACACCATGCTTGTACTTGTAATGTGCAGGGAACATAACCAACATACCATACTTAGGCTCTATTCGTAGGTCGGGATTTGGGAAGTACAACTCTCCCCCCTCGAAATCAGTTCCTTGCGTGCTTAGATATAACAAAGCCACAAGTTGATTCGCCCAATTAAACTGTACTGTACCAACCCCATAGTCCATATCTGCGGGGTCTTGGTCATCACAATGGATTGGGCATCCTACTCCCTCTCCATATAGCAATACAACACTAGACTGCCGTGTAGGAGTTCTCCCCGTGTAATTATAGAAACTCTCTGCTGCGGTTACTTCTTGCTGAATCCGTTGTTCTAGTAAAGGCTTAGCAGCTAACTCCACATCATAGCTACGCCTACCACGTTCTCTACCGTTGTCCGTGCTGTAAGTACGTGATGGCTTTTTAGTTTCCTCCCATGTCTGCTGTATTGCACTCCTATAATCGTCTTCTAGTGTAAGCATGCGTATACGAATACCATCCTTGCCATCAGGGGTAGATACGTTAAACAGTGGATTAGGCAGCGGGCGTATCATAAAAATAATAATGTCTGACAAAAGCAAATCTACCGCCAATAACAACTGGTGTTACTTGGTGGGGAAACTTGTAGTTAGATGGGTATACTAGCATCGTACCGCTTTTAGGTATGATCGATAACTGCTGCTTCGGAAACTCTATAGCTCCTCCTTCCAGATCAGGACTAACAACATAGAGTATCGCTGCTAACTGGTTGAGCAAGTGCATCACATACTTAGTCTTCCCCTGTTTTTCTGGTGCTTTATGTTGGTCATCTGTATGAAGCCCTGAATAAGCGCCAACCCCATAGAATAAAAACTGTTCCCGGCTCTTGTACGGGAACTTACCCTCGCCCCACTGCGTAACAACTTGCTGCATCTCAGCGTCTAACGTACTAAAAATACTGACTACTAGGCTATCTCTAGTTTGTATATCTACGGAAGTTCTAAGCCGCTTACTCTCGTCCCCGCTTGCTGCATTGGGATCGAATGACAAAGCCAGCGCTGCTCCCTCTGGTAGAAAGCGCTGCGCTAGCTCTGCGTATAGATTAGCTGGGAGTGTTAGCTGCTTGTGTACAACTTCACCTTGCACCTCGTAGACTGGGTTTGGGATAGCTTGTGCCAGCATGATTACATAGCAGCGCCAATAGCTCCACCTACGGGTGCTACAAGTCCCACAGGAGTCACAGGAGTCACAGGAGTCACAGGAGTCACAGGAGTCACAGGAGTCACAGGAGTCACAGGAGTCACAGCAGCAACAGGGGCTACAGGAGCACCACAAGATGTATTTGCTTGCAACGCAGTACACAATGCTACCCATTGTGCCGGAGTTGCATTGTTGATGAACGCGGTAATCAGTGCATTCATATCAAGATGCAACGGATCAGCTATAGTCCCTGTGCCTAAAATCGGTGCTAGTGCATGTGCACGGGCAACAAGCGTAGGAAATTCTGCGGGCACCCCAGGGCCAGGATTAGGTAGTGTTTGGTTCTCTACCGCGAGCAGTGAAGTAGAATCAATCCGCAGTGCAATACGGTTATTTGTATCGACATAGATAGGATCAGTTGTGCCCGGTAGTGCCCCTACAGTGAACCACTGTGTACCATTCCAATGATAGAGTATGTTAGGTACTGTTGCTGTATTGACGACATACTCAACGCAACCGCTAGGCGCTGTGTTAGGTGGAGTAGTTACTAACGCGGTATTACTAGGAGAGCATCTACCAGCAAGCGCCTTAATAATCTCATCGCCAATATACTCCTTGAACTGCTGCACATTCCATGATAACTTTACACATGACCCTGCTGGGAAAGCCCTAGCGATCGTATTATCCTGTGCTCGTTGTACTTGTATGTTGTCATTACCTAAAGGGGTAGTAGATGTGTACTTAACAACTTCGCTGCCTACACGATCTTCGATTGTTAGATAGCAGTAGTCGCCCAACGTAAATTCAAATAGTACACCTTCACCTACACTTAAAGGTAGGATAGTGTCCCCCGGTGCTATTGGAGCACGCAAGGTAGCGGTAAGAAAATTAACTAGTCGTAGTGCCATTTTGGTTCTCTTTTATCTGTTTCAATTCTGTCGCGATAAGAACGCTCTCTTGCGCAGCTTCTCTGCCTCGTGCTGCCCATAAACCTACTTGCGCCTCTGCAAGTTCAGTCCGTGTCTGCCATAGCTTCAATTCAAGCTCTAATTCTTTTTGCGTTTTCATACATTTACCATAAGTTGTATTTTATATATTGTACCGTTCACTTCAATTGGTAGATACTGTCCAGAGGCTGCCCCTGCTGTGGTTACAAGTAGGGCTGTTGTAGCGCTAGTATCATTGAATACCAACCCACCATTATCTACACGAAACCCAAAACGAGACTGGCCTTTCCATGTAAACCCCCACATACCAGTTGTATCATTATAGCTTGAGTTTAGTGCATCAATACTATTACCATTCCACTCTACTCCTAGCTTAGAGCGTAACTGTATTAAAGCTTTAACACGTGGAATATCCGTGTCGGCTATATCACTGAAATCGATGCCAATAGCCTTAGTTATCCCTGTTTCATCAAGAGAACCTGCTCCAAAATGTATCCCCCGCAACCATCCACAAAACTCACCTGCGGAACTACGGGGTTGCGATACAATAGCAAAGGCTGTAGACCGCTGGTTGTATTTATTCGCACCTATTCCCGCTGGTGTTGCAGACACATTATCTGGACGGTCACGGAAGTAAGACATATACCCAATTTTTTCGTTGGGGTTATTAGAGTCCTGGCTATATACTGAAGCAGTTGCCCCGTATAAAGGAGCTAGTGCACCCGGCGCTGTCCATGCTTCACTGACGCTACCTATGATAGTACCTGTAGCTCCTACGTCTGCTCGTGCAGTAAACTTTGCGCCATAGAGAGACGCACCCCCTGAAGTACGTTTTACAGAAGCTAGAAAGCCATACTGAGATTTATCTATGGCTGTGGAATACCCGATCCATAGTCCCTTGTCTAACTGCAATAAATTATCCCCTGCTACAAGCGATGTATCCCATACAGCATCTTTGAATGCTACAGCACCGTTAAACTGATTACTCCCAACCCAAGTATTATTCCTACCTAGTAAAGTTGTGTCAATTAGAGGTTGTTGAACTGTGCACTCTTGAACCTTTTGGCATACAAAATCATCAAGGTACCTGCAAGTGATAGATACGCAAACTGAAGCCCCAGCAGGAAAGTTCTGGGTATCTCGGTAACGAGTGATAGCTAACTCACCGTCTACAATTCGTCCGCCATCAAAACGTACTTCTTCTTGTATACCGTTAGCCTCAATTATTAGGTATACGTAACTATCTACAGGTAGATTAAATTGCACTACATCTTCGAGTGCAATCTTCATAGTTGTATCAGTATGCTGTAGAGGGCACCGTAGTATAGAGCAAGCTGCTATACATAGAACTTTTTTCATGTTTATTCCTTGCTAGATCGTCGAAGCAGCTAGGGCAAAGTATGGCCGCCACTGTACGCTTTGCCCCTCAATTGCAAAATCAAGTTGTATATTACCTAGCTTGATACCCTTATCCCATAGCTGAAGTTCGATATTAGCAAAACCTAAAAAGAAGGCTGCTCGTACATAACCTATACCTATAGCTGGGTCATACTGTACGTTGTATAACGTAGAGTTTGTTCCTTGCTCTGTATACACATCTACGATTGTTACTTGATCTATCGGCGTGCCTAGTACCTTGAAAAAATATGTCCTGAAAGCCTCGAAAGGAACTTGCTGTATCCCACTATTATTCACATCGAACGGGCCGACTTCACTGCTTATCGGCTCTGCCCAAGCTAGCGCTAATGGGGTAGCGGGGGGTAAAGGTACTGTGCAATCTCCCTGAACTACTGGGGAACAACTTCCAGTAGTTACGCATGTATCTATAGTATCCGTAGCTATACACGGAACTACTCCGCATGAAGGATCAATAGCACCTAGAGGCCCTTTCCCTATAGCATCCTCACAACCAGGAGCACATGCCTTCTCGCGTTCAGTACGGCAGGCAACAACTACAGCCTCACACCTACGTATACGAAACTCTACTGTAAAACAATACTCATCGTTGATAAAAATATCACCTAGGTAATAGCCATACGGTTGGAGTAAGAAATCAGTATCCCAATAAAAACATACCTCGTTCTCGTTATTGATTGAGAAAGCATCATAGGTCGCAATAATTACTTCGCGCCCTTTACGCAGCAGTTCAATCCGTACACAAGCACAACCAAACAATAGTTGTTGCGTTGGACTTAACAAACTTGTATTCATCTTGAACCAAGACTTTGCTACTGATGTGTCAATATCAATAATCCCACAACCGCTATACCTACGCTTTCGTGGTAAAGGGGCCGAGCGAGTAATACAACCACATAGCTGTGCTAAAGACTCCGGTGGTACAACTACTGGAAGTGGGGGAGTAATTGGAGTAGGCATTAGAAACGTGCTCCTCGCATAAGCAGTGGCCCTGTTGCTCGCTGCATCACGCGGCTATTTTTAGCTCTGGTGATACCTGCATTGAACCGTTTTGTATAGTACGTAGCTAAAGCTGCGCTTGTCCAAGAAGACTTAGGCATTGCGAAACACCGAGAAGCTGCGCCATCAGCAATAGTTTCTGCCCAGTCTTCGTATAGGTCATCGTCCAAGTCACATGCATCTTGAAGCGGCTTGATCGCGGTCTGAATCATTATCGCCTGTTCTTCATCTTGATTGTGCGGAGGGATAATTATCCGATCTCCATCAATACGAAATCCATGACAAGCGCACCCCGAGCAAAAGCCTTGTCTATTTACGCTTAGGCAACAGCCACCTATGCGTATCTGCGATATAGCTACCAGACGTGTTCCAGCAGGGACTTCGATTGGGTAGTCCCCGACGCCCTCTTGAGCATCTAGGGTCACAGTATGCCGCCAAATATGACTACGTTCACATAACTCAATCGTAGCCTTTCTAAGATGGAATACACCTATCTCAGGAGGGACACTAACTAGCCCTCTTGCTCCAAACAGGTCTGGAATTAGGTCTTCAAAAGTTCGCGCCATCTTGGACTACCTGTTGTGGTTGCTGAAGCTGTGGAGTCACCTGACGTTGTTGCGTACGTGCGTTCGTACCTATGGAAGACTTAACTCCGAGTAAATGGTAAAACGCATCGTAGTGCATCCTAGCACGTTGCAGTGATGTTTGAGACTCAGTATCCCGCATAAAGGCTCGGTACAACGCCCAATCCTTCATAGCATTAAAATAGAGCGCTGCGTCTCCACCAGTAAAAACAATATCGTCGTCGATACTACCAATCATTTGTGGGGAAGACTGCCCTAGTATCTGTACATACTGATCTGGGTATTGTTCGACTGGGCTAACATAGAAAACTCTTGGGTTAGCTGCGTCTATACTGAATGAACGCACCTCGGTAGCTGTCTTTGATATACAGCTAGTCTTATTGAAGTAGCGTATTAAATTATAGTCGTTGCGTAAAATAGGCGACCCTAATGCCCCATCTACAGCTATATTATTGGTGACATCCATAAGCTTTGCTATCGATGTCGGAATACGCTGTGCTGCTCCTGGCCTCAGCTTAATAGTCTGAGTAACTGCAAATAGATCAGGCTTAAAAAGCGCAAGTTGCTCTATCGCTTCAGTGATGTATTCAAATATATCATTGAGCAGCCAACGTACATGCTCATGCCCTGGCTCTCTATCATTAAGCTCGTCACTGATTGTGTCAACTAAGCGCTTTACTAACATCATCAAATACTCCAAGTCCTGATGTATCAACTTCAGATGCCCCGGAACCCTTGCTCATTTTCTTGATATTCTCAAGAAACTCTGCGTACATATTCTGCGCCTTAGCGAAAGGTGTTTCGTCAGGTATGTCAAGTCCTTTCCGCATAGCGGCCTCACGCAATTCTACCAGTGTTCTCGGTGCTCGCTCACGCAAAGCTACTGGCCCCTTATCAGGGACTAGAAACTCTGTAAACTCCAATCCATTACCTATACGGTCTGCATGGTATGCGTCTACATAGATATATACATGCCCATGTATATCCTTCACATACTTTATATCCTCAACCATCTTAAGCTCCTTGTAGGGGCAGAGGCCGAAGCCTCTGTGCCCTCATCTCATTTACGCGTTTCCATGATCGAGATCAAGTACGTGCGCTGTAATCCACATATTCAAACCACCTCCGCCACAATCAGGTAGTACACCTGCTGTAGGTACTGCTGTGAGTACCATATTGAGGTAGTCCTCATCAGTAATCATAACACCTGCACCAGCAGCTACAGGTACATAATTAGCAAGCACGCAACCCGCAGCATTCTTACGGACGACGCTTGCATCAACCGCACTTGCGATCACCGTAGCTTCATTCTTCAAGTTAATGGAGAACGTTAGCCCCGCCATTGGGTTTACGATACCGTAAGACACGCCCAAGAGCAACGTGCTGGGTAATAGCAAATGCGTCTGAAGCTCGTCGTTAGCCGCGACTGGATGGTCACGAAAATAACACACGAGGCTCTGATCCTTACCACCTTTGCCATAGGGCACAGCAGCACGCAGATCAATGCGACGCGTCACACCGTAACTACGCTCACGCTGATGATCCGCGTAAGAATAGGGAGGGTTACATGCAGGTGGAGTTGTACCACTCGGGAGCATCTGGTTCGTAGTACGGTTCGATGCGTTCCCGCCTTCAAAGATTTTGTGAATAGCCATGATATTTCCTTATTTACCTTTCAAGGTTGGGGGTTACTGGAAACGAACGTATGCCATCGCCAAGCCTTCGCTCTGAATGACTTTATGCCCATAGACAGTCATGCCTTGCATGTAAGTATCCCAGCTATCCTTGTCGTTATCGACAACACGGGTCTTCTCGATCTGGGCCGCAAACGCGGTAGCCCCACGCCAGCCTGCAATGATCTGGTAGCAATCAGTGCTAACTGCGGCATCGAACACCTTGCAAACATTATGTGAGATGTACACATCGAAACCAGCAATCTTCGCAGGAATTTTTCCATTGAGGACACCGTTAGACGCAATATCACAGCAAGCTCCAGCTAGTGCTGGGTTCTGCGTGATTTTTGGGCTGTTAAGCAGGTACGACTCTGCAATATCTGGTAGCACGATGAACAGGTCATTCATAGGAACACACTGCTCTTTTAGAGTAGCGCGAATATATGTCATGACTTCCCATATGTTTGCAGAAGTGATAGACAACGGAGCGCCGACAGCACCCAAGTTGTATACACCAGACTTAACGCCTGCTTTTGCACCTTTATTACAAGGATGTGCATCAAGCGCCATCTTGCATAGAAGCTCTGCGTCGATCTCTTCTGTCATCTCGTAGGCCGCGGACTTCAGAAGTGACGACTCCCATTTAGACCAATTGCAGATTTGCTCAATATCAACTTGAGAAATCTTCACGGAGAACTCAAGCAACTGGTCGATAGTCATCGTCACAGGGCACGTATCAATCGTGTCATGTTTGATTGTGCCGTCCTTGACGTTGCGTCGTACTGTTACCTTTGGGGTACGGAAAAAAGTGATTTGGTCACCACACTTCTTCAGTTCACCCGTGTACTCAGTAGTTGTGATGTCACCCATGACTGCCGTGCAGTAAAACTGCTCGATCAAGTCCATCGAGAACATCGGAGGAATCAGGCTCCCACTGTATTGGGGGTAGCCGGATGCTGCTGGAATAGCCATATTAGTGCTCCTTAACGATTAAAAATACCAGCGTCGTCTTCGACTCGGCCCTCAGCCTTAGCCTTATGGAACGCTGTTTTGTACGCTTCCCAATCTGTAGCTGAAAGGGTTTTGCCTCTTAGGTACTCAGCTTGCTTCTTAGCATAGTCTGAAGACTTGAAGACAACCTTTGCCGCAGGTTGGCGCTCAGCAGCGGACTTAGGTGGTACGACTAACCCCTGTAGCCCACTGCCCTTACTGTCATTACGCATTTGAAATTCATTGAACAAAGCAACAATACCTGGGAGATACTTCTCTTTCCGGTAATGCGCAAGCATGTGCCCCTTCAATACACCAAGTTTGTTTCCTGATGGACTATCTAAGAAAGCTTTCCACTCAGGTGTCTTAACAGTGCTTTCCCACTTTGGTACATGAGGTGTTAGCTCTCTGTTGTAGTAGGTTTGCTCTGCGGCTCTAGCTGCTTCTACAGCTAAAGCCTGATGTGATTTAGCAATATCAGTAACTTGTTGCCCAACTGGAAACAGTTGTTTCACTTGTTCCTTTAGTGCCTCAACTTCCGAAAGCAGCGACTTAACAATAGGTACGAATTGCTTTTTGGTTATTCCACGAATCATCCGAATATCTTTGGGATCAAAGGTCTGCACCTCATCCTCAGAGAGTTCGTCTGTTGTATCGTCGAGCCCAGCAAGTCGTTCCTTCTGCACACGTTTAGCTTCGAGTTCTCGAAACTCATCACGTTGGCGCTCTGCTTCAGAAACACGTGCTTCCAATGTCCGTACTGCATCATCTTGAAAATGCAACCGTGCCTCGGCTAAATCAGCCCTCTTCGCTTCTGCTTGAACACGTCCAAGCATAGAAGAGTACTTCTGCTTAAGGGCAGCAATCTCTTGCTGAACCTCTGCGATAGTCTCAGGCGCTGTTGCATTCTGCAACTTGCCGTTCAAAACATCGAGTTGTTGTGTGTAGTTTTCAAGAGCCTTTTCATCTGAAGGAGATATATTTACTATCTCCTTAATAGGCTCTGTATCAACTATAGGAGCAGCAGGGGTAGCAGCAGCCGCAACAATAGTTGCTTGCGCTGCGTCTGCCTGGGCCTTCATTTTATCTCTTTGCTTCGTGATTACAGATGGGACTGCCATTTTCATTCTCCAAGGGCCTACTTAGGTGCCTCATTCAACATTAAATAAACTGATTAGTTCTCGTGTACGACGCGCAGAGCCTTGGATTCTTCGTACCTGCTCTGGTTGTTCCGCCATCACGAGTGCTTCTTTGTCTGTTTCGTATAGGTGTATTAGATACTCCAAAAGTGCTCTGCCTTCTGGCTTACCCTTAACACGCAAAACTGCGTCTTTTAGCCGTGCACTATCTACCACAGCAACCGCCCCGCTGTGCAGGTGCTTTCGCAATAGGTAGTTTCAGGCTACCTAGAGTACGTGCATTGGTAGATGTCTTCAGTGCAGGTAAATTGATTGGACTCTTACCGGGCGCTGGTTTGGGGAGGGACTGTGTTGCCATCTCGCTTCCTTTCAAAAGTTTAACTATACTCCTATTACCTATATATTAAGGTAAACGTGTTGCGATAATGATTGCGCCAATATCAAGGCCAACAGCCAGCGCTGTGGCGTTATTTGTACGCCATGCCTGTAAGCCCAGCATGGCGGTCAAGGCGGGCAGCGTTGTACCGACGGCACCTGTCAGCGTACCGTTCGCAGTAAACGCCGTGCCAATACGATTGAGGTGCCATCCCACCTTATAGCCCGCCGATGTTGGCAAGCGTGGCGCATATAACGTCAACACATACGCATCGGTAGCCAGTGTATTGATAGGAAAATTTGCGCCCAAGTCAACAGGAGCATTAGCCGCGCTACCGCCCGTGAATAGCTTGAGGTTCGTATCAGCGGCCCCGTGACCAACGCCGATACAGTTAAGTAAGGTAGAAGGCTCAACATTGGTGGCCGCTAGTGGCGTAGCTTGAATACCTACAAACTGACGTGCCCCGGCTACAGCGGCTGCATCTGAACAGCCAAACATAATCTGGAAAAAGAAGCCACCGAGCGTGTCATTGCCCAGCGTCACGAAAGTGGACGCTTGTCTTAATTGCGAAAAAGCCGCTGCTGTCGCAGCCGACACATAACCATTCCGAATTTCACGCGCCAACGCATTCGTTACTGCTACAACTCTTGCAGTCAGCGTACCCGTAGCAGACAGTGCAGAAAACCCCTGTACGCCAGGAACAACACCGCCCGCGCCAGGTATCCAACGCGCGATGACGCAGTTGCTGTCGCTAATATTGGGTGCAGTCCATGAGGTACCGTTAAACCCCACTACAGCAGCAGTTAGTGTTCCTGCAAGCGTCACATCACCTGTACCACCGTCAACTCCCGTTTGCGTCAGCGTCATACCCTGTGCACTAAGTGATCCCCCAAGAATTAGCTTTTTGATAACAGCGCTGCCAGCAGTAGTCGCGTTTAGATCAGCCCGTTGTATAGACTCATCTAAAATTTGCCCGCCACGTGCTTGAGTAAGTGCCATAGCTATTCCGTAGTGCCTTGAGTAACTCTTTTTTTCCGCATGCTGTCTATGGTAGGGATAGGCTTACCACGCATCTGGTCTGCAAGCTTTGCGTTGTCTTCAGTAACCGTAACTAATTTCTTTTGTGTCTCAGCTAAAGCAAAATGTAGCCGTGCATTTTCAGCTTGTAGCCGTACTACATCTTGTTTGAACTGTAAAGAATTGGCATATACAACACCAAAATCTTTGGCTAGTTCATCTACGAAAGCTGCTTGTTGTTCATCAAGAGAGGTCATTGCTTATCACTTCAGATAATCGGCAAGTACAACATCGCCTGTTTGGGGTATAGTCAGCATCGTGATAGTAGCCCCGCTGATTGTATAGTCATTACCAGCGCCGGGATTTAGTCGAACACCATTGAGATAGACTGCTTGCTTACCTGTAAGCGGCGCTGCGGCTAGAGTGAACGTAGCGTTTGCGCCGTTAATGGTACCTGTAGGTAGCTCATTGAACACATCATTGGCTGCTTTGACAACACCAGATACGCCTGTGGCTAATGTCAATACACCTGTACCACTCAAAGTAGCATCACCGCTGAGCGTAGTGAAGGTAGCTCCAGGGTTAGCTACCATTATCTGACCAGCAGCACCATCTGCAATCTTTACGCCAGTTGCAGATACGTTCAAGCTTGTGCCGTTAGGTACTACTTGAACATTACCAGTACCGTCAAAACCTAGTCCACTTGCTGCTGCTAGTTTGACTGAGAAAGCATTACCTGTAAGTGCAATACCTTTGGTAGTGTCTGCGGTATAGGTAGCCCCTGTCGTATCCTGCACTGCGGAGACTGCTGTCGTATCAACAACGATAGCATCTGCGGCTACAGTCCATTTGGTATCAGCTACACCCGTACCTTCTTGGATAAACAACTGGAAAGATTTTTGGCTGCTTGCTGCTGCCCACTGTGTCGGACGTGTCCAAGCTCCAGCATTCATCTGCCAGAAACCATTTTGGCTTGCCGTAGTCTGTGCATTCAACCAGACAATATCACCTGCTGCACCTGTTAAGCCATTGAAGTTCTGGACTCCAGACAATGATACGACGTTAGTGGAAACAAGTGTCCGTGCACCCCGTGCAACACCAAATCCATTTACAAAAGTCTGTAGCGTCTGTAGGTTAACTAGGTCTGTCGCGGCTACCGGGTTACCAGCATTTGTGACTGGGAACCCGCCAGCATTCAATGAAGCTGTCATTGCGACAGAGCCGTCCTTCTTCAGGAAGTTAGCCCCATCTACTAGAGAGGATGTTGGAACAATTGCACCTGCGGCTATCTTTGCCCAAGTGATTGACCCATCAAGAATCTGCGTTGATCCGCGAACAAGTGTCAGTGCCATGATATCTCCTAAATAATTACTTCAACCGAAACAATATCGCCTGTGACTACTTCAAGTATTGCAGGCATCGTGAGCAACTTATCTACGATAGTATAAGTCCCCCAGCGCTGCCTCAATCCATTGATATATACCCCATTTACTTTGAGTACATTAGTAGGTAGTGTATACATCTGCTGCCCATCTACAGTAGCGACAAAAGAAACCTCGTCAAAATCTGTTGGTAGAACTCCATTTGCTACGCCTACACCAAAACAACGCCCTGGCAACGCGGGGACTACTGGAGCATCTGGAACAACGTAACGTGGGTCACGTACTGTACTTGATGTCTTGATATTTAGTGTAGGACTACAGGACTGCATACAACTTTCTCTCAGCTACCCTTAAAATGGGACTTGCTCGGTATAAAGTGGAAATACAAACGTACCCCGTGAAGTAATGATCTTACCCCACTGCGCGGGTAACCCTAAACCTGTTGCTCCATTACCTGCGAATAACACAGGTGTAGCAGGAGCTACGCCAGGGCTTGAACCAAAATCAACTGCAAGCCCTCCAGTACCGCCGCTGCTGTTTCCTGTATTGCTAACAACGAAGCTATTCGATGTATCCCACTCAACAGTACGTGCATCCTCTTGATAAGATACAACCCAATCCGGTGCCTTACCTGTTACAGTAACCCTATATACCCCAGGAATGCTAAGTAGTACAAATACATTATTTATATCTACCACTACTGCTTGGCCTCCCATTACGAGGTCTACCCAAGTGTAGCTCTCCTTGCTCATCTGCAATGGTTCGACACGTTGCTGTATTATGCATTTAAGCCCAGTGCCACTACCACGCAAAATAACTGGCTGTTCCTCTACCACAACAGTTGCTTCTACAGCCTCTATTGGGTGTATGAGCCAACCAAACCGTGAATTACCTTGTGCACCCATATTACGTTCCTAAACTAAAAAGGGTTACTCGCAACAACTTGCCGCGCAAGCCCACTACGTCCATCAGGGATTGGTGTGGGTACTGTACCTTGCCCCAACTTTGGAGATGCCGTAGCCATAGTACCTTTACCCTGTGGTGGTGGTATAGACCCATTACCTTGATCTGGAATGAATGGAAGCTGCCGTCTATTTTTACTCCCCATCTTTGGAGGCTTACCACCTGATGACTGGATCATAGCAGCAGCTTGGCCTACTCCTGCGGGTGTAGCTGTGACAGCGTTAGCCGCATCTTGCAACTGCGCGCGCTTCTCGGGGTCGGGAATAATTTTATCTACAGGCATTTCAAGCCCACGTAAGACTTCACGTAGCAGAACCGCTAGCCCTTCTTTAGGTACAACACCTGAAGCGGCATAGGGGGTGATAAGTTGTAGTGACTCCAAACGACGTTGGATCATCGCCTCGCGCATGATAATCCCCGTAGGGCCTCGCGCAACAACTTGGGCATCAACTTTCAAGGACTCATCAGGATCGAAGAGCATATTGTAGTTGTACATCTCAGTGATGAAAGGCTCTAAGATGTCCCGTTCAATATGCCCAATAACCTTCTTGATTCCCTTCGATGCATTACCCATAAGCATCGCAAGCCCACCAACTGTTCGCCCTGCACCAGCTACTGCGGCATTACCATAGCTGTACGCTGGTATACCTGTTGCATCATCACATGCCTTGACCTCCATATTAATGACAGACGTAAGTTCAGGGGCTACTGAGTCAATCTTATGGAAGCGGTATACAGGGCTATTCGATCCTGTCAGGTCTGGCTCAACCAACTTAACTGATGCTGGTAGTATCTCTTCAGGGGCTTGCCCATCGGAAAGACGACTTTGATCTACCTCAGCAAATGGCCCTGATGATAGACCCATATTCCTTCGTAAAGCACGGTAGGCACTATTGATAATATCCTGATGGGGCTTCATCAACATAGGTGTACTACGTCCTACAAGCGACCCAGGTATCTTCTCATAGCTGGTAACGTAGTACGGACGGACTCCGAGAGGGCTTGGATTTATCACTGCACGGATACAGAGATTGTCTACTACCCATACGTTCACATCGTAGTACTTATCAGGGTCATCTATCCCATGCATCCCCCATCCAGTTAACATACTGCCTTTTATGCTACCCCAATAGTCAAGTACATCTATTGTATTTGCTGTCTGAAGAAGATGTGTATTCTGCTCTAATACTTCGCGTTGTGCACGCGTCTGTACCATTTCCTGATGCCCGAACTCGTAAAGTCCTAAAGCCATGCGAATTTTCTCGCTATCGAAATTGGGTAAGTCTATGCAATCGTATAGTGCTTTCTGCTCCATCCGCATGACTTCAACTGTATATCCCTCATTAGGGGTAGTTGCCCACGGTGCCCAGTAGAAGTCAAAGGGGCTTACACGCTCGACAACTAATACGTTTTCTACCTTTACAATGGGTGTACTGCTTCCATTTTCCCATCGTAGAACCTTCTTATTCCGAACGATAGGCCCCTTCAGCACTGCGTAGGGGTAGGTAATTAGATCGCTGCGGAATTCTGAGAAAGCCTTGGCAAAGTTCGCCTCATCCAACTGGTCTTCGATCTTCTGCGACATATTGTCCACTGCGGTCTGAGCAGCGGTGTGCATTAAATCCATCACAATATTTTTGAGGTCTACTGCTCTATCACGGATGTACTGATCAACCTTATCCGCAGGTGCGCCAAACTGAACAATCTCCTGCTTGATCTTCTGCACGATCATGTTCCGAACAAACTGTGGGACTTCAGGGATAGGCGTTGGAGCGAGTGTCCAAGGCCGCTCACGTGTTGATGCGAGAATGTCGTCTAACCAAGCCTCTCCTGCACGGCACTTGGTACTGGTGTAGTTTACGAATACTGCTACCGATCCGAATGAGGCTAACTCCTGTGGATCGTACTCACCCTTGCGCTGTCGCAAACACTGGATCAACAGATAGTCTGTATTCGTCCGTGCGGTCTTCGCAATTCTAAAATCATCCTGTACCCTAGCGCCAAGCTCACAAGCAACTGCGTCTTCGACAGCTTGCTCGTTCTGTGTGGTATTGGTTGGTTTTGCCATAGCCGTAATTGTATACGACAGTTAGGCTTAAAAAGCAACCCCCGCACTTCCCCCTATCCGTACTGCCTCCCGCCGCCCTTGCGAAAGGATACCCAATGCGAGGTACTGCGCCGCGTCATGGGGGTGTGACGACTCATTCTTTTCTGGGTGGCTCTTCGCAAGCCCGTTGAGCTTCTTGTACCCATATCCCCCTAGAAACCCTTTACGGAGTTGTACACAGCTAGGGTTAAGCAGGAACCCATTACGCTTCATCAGGAACTTCTCGATGGCCTCCTTGCGCGGCAAGAACTCGTTGGTGTAGGTAGGCATGCACCGGATGTTTGCTGCTGCCATGAGCATGAACGGACTGCGCTTGTCAATATTGCTGCGCCCTCGCCCTGCGGGGTCGCCCCAACCTTGGAACGTTCGTACCCCAGAGAAGTGCTCTGTGATAAACGGTCTGTACCAGTCCTCCAGAAACTCCTCCAAGCTGACGCCTGATGGTTGGTTAGGCACCAACTCCTTGAGAATCACCAACTGCCCTGTACGCAGCACCTGACCAAAGACCATCGCGGGGTGTAGCCCAAAGTCTACCCCGATCAGTACAGGTAGGGATTTATCGACCTTGATCTCTTCTTGTGCAATGTGGTAGTCGTCGTCATACGTTTCTGCGTATACAGGTTGTCCAGTGACGGATACACCCCACTTGGCGCAGAAGTCTACCAATATCTGCGACCGCTTCATACCGGGCAGCTTCTTCAGGTAGTAGTCGTACCCACCTTGTAGGTTCTCGATGTTCTCTGCTTCGGGGTTAGGCACCCATATACGCTTGGCAGAGTCCTCGGGATCAGGCTCCTCAAGCAGTGCACCGGGTTGCAAGAATGTCTTCCACCCTTCACGCTTCTCTACCTGCAAGGCTTTGAACAGAGGGTGGTCTGTATCGACCATGTTGAAGTCCATGATGAGTCCTGACCATGAACATCCTGAGCCAGGAATTACTTGGTAGTTCTCATCACGTTCAATTTTCGGATACCGCCCCGTGCGTTGTAACCCCACACGAATAATCTCTGCATCGGAGAACTGTGCCTCGTTGATCCACAGCCCTGTCAACTCGAATGACCTGAGTTTCGCTTGGTCCTCCTCCCGGTCTAGCGCGAGGAAGATGATCTCGGACTCCACCCGTGTCCCATCGCCGATGTCTGGGATCGTTATCACTGATGTCGGGGGTGCCGTCATCTTGATTGGTCCTAGCTCGGGAGGTATCCAGTCGAGCCACGTTTTGATCGTCGTGTTCTTGAGTTCGTTGTAGGTATTACGCACAACCCCCCATCGCGTCCGCCGCACACCCCTGAATGCGTTCTGAGCCATTGCCCGCAGCAGTATCTCCATCACCATGCCGACGCTCTTGCCAGCCGCTACAGGCCCGCCTACGGCCCGTACCATGCTGTTGTCTTGGTGGAACCTCAAGAAGGTCGGGCTTGGGTTGTAGTTAACCTTGATGATGTTGGTGTTGCTCATGCAGAAGTAGGATTACGCGATGGGGAGTTTACAGGTGTTAGGCTGCGAGTACTTCACGCGCGACAGCGGCATTTGCATTTGACAGTGCTTGAGCGCCTTTGGCTCCTGTGCCCTGCTTGACAGCATATTCGTAGTGCTGTTCACCCGAACGAATCTTCATATCCTTTTCGACCTGGGTCATATCTGCTGCACTCAAGTCCCATGTATGGACTTGCTCTTTGGTAGGTAGGCTCATTTGAAACTCCTTGGGTTGGTTGGAAGTTTTATTCTACTACAACTATCTCATCTGTTGTCTGCACCTCCAGAGTACGTCTGTTGTTGCCTAACAACCCTCCACCGATGTTGAATTGTACGAGTACGCCTGGGCTTGAACGCTGGTCACTATCCTTCGGTGTTTTAGCTGTAGCAGGGTCAAGGTGGGCGTAGCGTACCAGGTTTTCGATGGCTTTGACACGTACTGCATGGGGGGATGCTATGTCGCTTGCGATATTGCTGAGCGTAGTGATGTGTTTTTCTGCGTAGTGACGGGCGGCTAAAGAGAAGCCCGCAGTAGGGCCTAGTGAATTTACCTGTATGTTGGCATCTTTAAGGCGGTTAGTGAATGCTTTGTTGTTGAGGAGGTGCAGCATTCCTTCAGGGGATAGGTTGTAGTCTTTGAGTACTTGCTCGTACATATCTTGACGCAGGACTAGATCGAAGCATAGCTCCCCCCATTGCGAAGGGTCGATGGTATCGGATATAGGGATAGGCTCCAGGCTTTCTAACTGCTGGGTAGTAGGCGGTACGACTTCGATGTTGGAGAAGTCTTCTATGAGGGCGTTGAGGGTATCCATAGACAGGATGGTAGCAGAGGGTGTTATTTGATGCAAGTGGGAAAAAATTTTTTGGGGGAAGGTGTATTGGGGGTTTGGTGGCTAGGAGTCCGTACGGGGAGGGGCGATACAACTATTGTAGTGGGGGTTGTGGATGGTACAACTGTTAGTATGGTTACGCGGTGGGGAGGTTGCAGGTGTTTGAGCGGTAGTATGAGATGAGTCTCAACCCCCGGTCGTTTTTGCCGTTGTCTTGTATGGGGGGTGAGAGCTAAACCCCGCAAAACACCGCGCCATGGCACCCCCATACCCCCTACACCGCCGACACCCGTACCTAACTAACAACTGTAAACTAACAACTGTAAAGAAGTGATGTGTTACTGGTCGGGTCGGGTCGGCCGCGGGTGTTTTGCGAGGAGAATTCGACGACGCTGGCATACCCCCTAGGGTAAAAATGGGGTGATTTCGTGGTGTAAATGATACATATTACAGTTGTGTACGTAGTTGAGCGTACGTAGTTCCCGCAAAATTACTGCATTTAGTCTAGCAATTAGGCTACCCCTGACTAAACTTTTTGTAGTTTGCTGCATTTTCACTCTATATATATATATGATTTATATTATTATTATTATTATAGGTTTAATTTTAGACTGCCTAGTCAGTTTAGACTACCTTTTTTAGGGGTCCCCCACAGGGAAGACGTTTTTGGGGGAAATGGGGGTGACGATACGGGGGAGTATCCGACAACCGCTTAAAAGGCTTCACATATAACACCTGTAACATTACCCCCTCTCCTAAACAAACCCACCGCAATAGACTTTCCAGTAGGCGCGATCGTTTTTCCAGTCTAATTTGTCTAAGCAGTCTAGTTTCTTTATAATCAAGGGCTTGCGTAGCCTAGTTGTATCAGGTCTTATCCGGTTTTAAGGCTAATTTTCAAAAACATAACTAAATATTATCAAAATCCTCTTGACTTTTTTCAGAAAACCCCTATCATTCACCTAGCGTCTACTGCAACAACTGTAAAGAAAGTGAGCCACCTATTATGTCCAACAAGCAGCGTTTTGAGACCAACAAGCGAGCGATTGATGCTGCGCTTGCGGCGGGAACCTATCGGCGAGACATTGCCGTCCGTTTCGGCATCACGGATGAGTACCTGATCCGCAACTACATTCTCGAGCAACACGGCCCCGATCATCCGTCTATGTCACGCGCTACAGCCGTAAAAGCTACACCTGTAATATTGGATAGCCTTACTTACGCGACGCCCACAGCGACGCTTACCGCACTAACATGCCGCAATCTACTCAATCACATGACCCCGCGGCAACTAGCCGAAGCCTGCCAATACGACGCGAAGGATTTTTGTGCTTGGGTGATACAGAACCGCGTAGTGAAGACGTGGCTACTGCCAAGCCGCAAGCGGGTAACTATCGAAGAAGCCCAAGCCCTGCAAGAGCATATCTTGAATGAGCTGAATTAAACCGATCGGAGTGAGAAAATGAACGATGAGCAACTACTTGACAGGTTATTTGATAACCTGACCTATGCGCAGCAATTTGCGGCGATATGGAACCGTCACGCGCGAGTATTTGTCCCCGACCTAGCCGGCGTACGCGGGGAACCTAAAGCCGTCGCGTGGGACTCTAGCGGAGAGATTGAAGGGTTAGAGTTTAGCGACGGGTCATGTTATTACCCGGGCGAAGCCCTTTACTCTAAACGGTGTACACCATCAACCGCGCTTCAAGAGCATATTTTGAATGAGCTGAATTAAAAACCACTAACTAAAGGAACGGACATGAACGAAGAAACAAACGTCAAATTTGATTTGAAGCTAGACGCCACGATGACGCACACGCGTACAGTAACTGCACTGCGCGATTACATGGTGCTGGAGCACACGCCGCAGACCTTGCGTGCGGCTCTTGTTGACCTGCTTAACATGGAGTATGGGAATGGAGCGTCACTTCAGTGGTGTATGTTGGTATTGAAAATATGCGGCATGCTTGCACGTAACCCCGTAAAGTTTAACGTGTGGGCGTCTACATTTGGTATAGCACCTTTACGTATGGAAGAGAAAAAGTAAATGTCATTCTTAGATATGAACCGTCTTGCGCAAGACCGCGCAAGCAGACAACTACCCCTTAGCTCAGACGCCGCGATGATGGCAGCGACAGCGGTCTATATAACGACGCCAAGTGGGGCTAGTGAAGTCTCACGGCAGGCATCACAGCGTGCGCAAGCGCGACTATTGGACAAGCAAGCCTATTTGTGCAGCTACGTCATCACGTCACCGTTACAGCCGGATTCGTTCGCAGTGGTGACGCAGATGCACCCGTCTACGGGCGGCGGTACGCTGCATATTATCGTAGACGACTTCGGCGGTGGTGTGAGCACCAGCGGTACACGGGATAAGGATTACGACCACGCGATGCCGACGCGCAGCATATCAATCGAGCATGAGAATGCAGCGATGGCGCTGCACACAATCGGGGGGCACGTGCTTTCGGGTGTGCAGGACTGGTGTACTGAGTTGCGCAATGCCGGGTTCATAGTGATGAAAGCAGTCTGACATGATAACAACTTACATACTACCTGCGTTTTTTGCGCAAGCATTGTTGAACGGAGACTACGCGCAGCTTAGCCAGTTAGAGTTACAGGCGTTGAAGGATTTCAACGATAGATGTACTCCGGGGGAATGCGTAGAGGTAGGAGAAGAAGAGTTTTTCACACATTCTCACGCTATGATAAATAGTATCGGTGGGTGCGTGTGCGCGGAGTTCAAATATTTAACCTAGACTACTTGACAAACGAATACAACTGTTGTATACTTAAACCAGTGACACTCAAGTCACAACCTCAAGCACCAATTATAGAAGGATTACTAAAATGAGAAACGTACTAAGAGATAACGCGGAAGTCGCTCACTACTGGGCAAACAAAGTACAGCAGCGTGGACAGAATGCTAACGGCTCGCTCTATTTTGTAAGTGACAAAATCTACTCGTATGGGTCGCACTTTTGCATTGCGCGGTTGCTGCCTGACAGACAGGTCGCGTTTACTACGCGCAGATATAGCATCACGGCATCGCGGCATAAAGCACTATGCAGACAAGCCGTCTCTAATCGGACATTCGTCTATTGCTCCGACCCCGAAGCTAGCGCAGCTAGTGAGAGACGCGAAGCCCTTACCGAGATCAATAACAAATTGTCGAGTGCTGCAAAGCCGCGTATCCGGCAATCTACGCGTGATCGTTACCTCGCTGAAGCCTTAGAAGCCGCGCGGCAGTTCAATGCATACCTCGCGGCGTTGCTTGAGTCTGAACGCGTTGACGTAGACCCTATCGATATAACGGAAGTACCTACGACGATTGAAGCAGCGATAGCCCTAGCTGTTGAGCGTGAGAGGGTAGCGGCAATAGCGGAACGAGAGTATCGTAAGAAGTACCGCGAAGCCTATGACGCGTGGTGTGAAGGAACGAGCGATACGATAGATCAACAAGGGGTGTTTCCTATTGCGCTGCGTATCGTGGGCGACGAAGTGCAGACCTCGCGCGGTGCACGGGTAAAGGTCGCATCAGCGGTGAAGTTGTGGCGTGTGATACAAGTCGTACAAGAACGTAGAGCTAAGGGTAAGTATGCCCCTGCAAGTATGTATGAGCGCATGGACGTAGGCCCGTACACGCTAGAGACTATCAACACAGATGGTAGTGTGGTGATTGGGTGCCATGTGATTGCTTACGACACGCTACGCGAATGTGCTGTGAAGCTAGGAGAGAAAGTGTGAGCACCCTAAGTTTGAAGAGAGCACGCGACCCAGTAACAGGGCGACCTCGCTATGTGGTGCACTTCTTGAACTGCCTTACGCCTGAAGAAGCTATCGATGTTGCAGTCAATCAGGGCTATGCAACGGCATGCGAGAGAGCACGGAAGTGGCGTGGTTGGAGGTTTCATAATAAGCAGTACGGCGGCGGTATTGTCTTCGCAACTACTGACCCTATGGACGTGCTCAAAGCAGTAAATGTTATGAGTGGACGTGGGTTTACTACTATAGAGGTGAGATGATGACAGCATTCAAAATATCACTACGCAAAGATACTAAGACAGGCGAAGCCCTGCTATTCTTTGTTGATGAATCAGGACAACTGGTGTGCTATGCCCATGTAGGACAACACAGCGTCGCGAGTAGAGAGTACATGCGACGCGATACGATACCTTCGAATATCCACAGTGCAGCGCATGCGGCTTTGTTGGAGGAGTGGCAAGGGCAAGGTGGGTATACGGAAGTGAAGATTGTCAAACGCTTAGGAGCATCGGCATGAACTCAGAACTACGCGGTGATTACAACACCGCAACCCATGTCAGGGATGACGTTAAGTACACCATCACTTACGATATAGACACGGAGTCTGGTTATCCTTGGGATGAAGACTGTTCGTATGAGGGGCTTGTGCGTGAAAGTAGGTATGCCCACGGTTCACCAGCAGGGGATAAGAAGCCTCATGAACGTCCGATAAATCAAGGCGATATACGACATACACAGTTCTATTTTGATTGGGCTACTGCGGTTGCACGGGCAAGAGAGCACTACTCTCCTATTGAAGCGGTGCAACAAGTGGAGCAGATGTACTTGCGTTTAGTAGAGTGGTGTAAAGATAACTGGTGTTATGTGTGTATCTGCATTTACCGAGAGAGCGAACTCATTGATAGTATTGGGTATGTAGAGACATACAATAACTACGAAACCACGCTAGCACACGAGATGTTGAATCATCTCGTAGCGCAAAGGCGCAAAGAAGTTGTCGAGCGGGCTTATTGGGAATCTCGTGATGTATTAACTGTAGGAACATCGATATGATTACGAAAGCGCAATTGTTGAATGCACAGAAGGCAGAGATTGGAGAAGCTGCGTTAGGATATCTCGCCTGTGCGTTAGGTGTATCTGATGATGAGGCGGCATCGGAATGCACGGTACATGATTTTGATATGGAAGATTTGCAGCACGCGATAGAACAAGTAGGCGTCATCTATGCAAACTTCTACACGATATTCGATCAGATGGGGTATAGCCCCGATCAAATGGGGCATGACTTATGGCTTGAGCGTAATGGTCATGGCACTGGGTTTCGTGACCGTAAGCTAGGTGATTTGGGTAAGGCTATCGCAGAGTATGTGCGTACACGCATGGCTGAAGTCGATCTTGAATTAGCAACAAACGGCACGCCATATTTTATCGCACATCAGTACAGGAATAAGGAGAAACGATAATGGACTATCGACGTATGCGGCAACGGGCAGAGCTTGCCCACTCAGATACAACACCCGAAGAGCGTAAGCTGATACACCGTATCGCACAGCGAGCGCTTGATGAACAGGTGTTGCGCGGGCCTATCATACAAGTGCAGCTACTTATTACTACAGCGCATTGCAAAGCAGGCAAGCTGCGGTTGAAGGAGTTATTAGAAGCTCCTGCGTTTGATTTCGCACACGATATATCAGGTATGGCGAAACATCTATCTTGTAAGACAGGGCTGTATAACGACTACTTTTCTCCGCGGTATGAGGAATGAGCAATCAATCTTTCCCTAATGTAGGTTTGTGGAGTGGGTATATCCGTAACCTCGGATGGAAAGTAGGCGAACAAATCGAAATCCAAGAGCGACGGAAAAACTATAGACAGCGAACCCTGCGGCGCTACCATCTTACATTGCAGTATGTTGGTGGTCGCGTAGCAGTTGTTCACTGTAAGCGGGTTGATCTACCTAATCAGGAATTAGTTGAGATTGTATTCGTAGCTGATGACGTGCATATACCTGCGAAGGGTACAGTCGAACACTTGCTATGGGGCGGCGTGCTGCGAGGGACGTATGCCTTTTGAAAAGGTCTACGAGTCCTTGCTACATCGCATCATGGCGAACGTGGAAGAAGTAGACCTAGGGCATAAGGTTGATGATGAGGCCAGTCCCTGCTGGCTATGGTTAGGACGTTGTGACAAGCGCAGTCATAGACCAAAGATTAACTTGTATGATAAGGGAAAATATACAACGAAGAGAGTGTATAGACTGTTGTATGAATTGGTGTATGATTGTACACTTGAACCAGCACAGACACTTGACCATGAATGTGAGCAGGTGACTTGTGTTAGACCAGAGCATCTAAAGGTGATGGATGCTAAACGCAATGCTAGCTTGGCAGTGTCTCGCTGGCGTAGTAAATACGAGAAAGGGTACAAAGATGTTGATGCATAGATTCACAATGTTGCTCGCAGCCGTAGGGCTTGCAGCACCTCCTATGCAAGACCAGAAGGTATGGTCTGCAACGAACCGCACTAAGGGTGAACGCATGGGCAACAAAGCTGCTGGGCGTAGTACGTTGTCAGTGGCGCAAGCCAAGCGCGATAAGGCACATCGCAAGGGGGTACGCATGCACAAGCAGCGTATTAAGTCATGTCGATAACTAACGTGTATTCTATTAGCGATGTGAAGCGACTGTGCGTCGAACATGCTGTTAAGGGGGAGAAGATACAGGTACAGAAGCGGGTGAAGTCTGACCCGGCAGCCCATTATAAATTAGGGGGATGGGAAGACGTTTATATGGACGAATGGGGACTGCTACCTGTTTCGATTGATGCACTGCGTATAATAAATCGTGGGGTTATGGTAGAAGCAGAGTACCGCATCATACTTGTAGATTCCCGCATTGGAAGTAACACATTCCCTACAGCAATAAGTACACCTCCACGCGTAGGCGATAGAGTATATGTACTAGACCTTACTAATATTTACTTGTATGCAACCTTTCTATGGGTAGCAACACAATCACAACTTGTATTATTCGAGCGCAGAATACTTCACTACACACAACAAGCTGCTATATGCCACGCTAGAGCTTTGTTAGCTGTAGCCGGGGGGGAGTAATGCGCATAATTTCGCTCGAGAAAAAACCTGTTGTAAACACGGAGTTAGTTGCCGCGCTTGAAGGGCTTTTAGAACGAGCTAAGTCTGGCAATATGACCTCCCTTGTAGCTTGTTATGAGATGAACAATGGCGACATGGCTATGGAGTGGTCGGTGAACAGTGATAGGCTGCGTATGGCGGGGCTACTGTTGAAGACTGCACATGATATTAGTGAGTTAGCAGGAGGGTGAGATGTTTGGTTTAACGAAACGAGAGCAGTACTGGGCGGCACAGCAGAAAGCGGCAGAGCTGGCTTTGGATTTTGTAGCGAAACAACTTGCCGCCCAGGTAGCTATAGCTAAAGCAGAAGAAGCAACTGCATTGCATACCTTGGAGTTGCAGCGGCTCAAGATGCAAGAGGGTAAGGAAAATAAATGAGCCTGGATGCTAAGACCTTCTTCGTATCAGTTGAAGAAGAGTACGGAACAGGAGGTCTAAAGGCTAGAGTACGATGGAACGATCCTAATGGTACTCGGTATAGGATTGAGTACACATTCACGCGGGTTGAAATGGTATCTATCGATAAACATGACTGGCCCAAATATATACTTGATGTACTTAAACACAAGTGTGCAGAGCATTACAACGCAGCACGCGACACGATGGTGGTAACGAAGTCAGGTATATATCTTAATGTGCGCGACGAAACTGGAGGTTAACGATGAATGATAATGATGTAACAGTATTGCGCATTGCAGGTATGAAAATAGTTATTCCTGACCAACCTGACTTTTTTATCCGGGTATACCATAAAAAAGAATCTACTTGACTTGTACTGAACAACTGATATACTGTTGTATGAAAGGGTTAGATAATGAGCGATGAACTAGCAAATATGCATGACGAAGTATTAGAAGCAGTGCAACGGAATCTACCAGCAGCAATCGGCACTGCATTGAAGCAACGACTGCAAGACGCAGAAGATACGTCCCAGAAATTTATCGCTCAGTCCGCTGCGTATATGGCACTAAAGCAGCAATACGATAAGTTAGCGGCAGAACTTTCGCAACATGTAACAATTACTTCAGCACGGAAGTCACTCGATACACGCGAGCGTGATATTGAGAAGCGGGAACTCGCTTACGAGACAGTTATGCTGCGTGTCAAGTTGGAAGAAGTACAGAAGCGCAACGAAGACCTACTGAATCTAATGCGCATCGCATTCCGTACACCCGAGAAAGTGTCGAGTTTTACTGAGACTAGCTCGAAGCAACAAGCAGTCTTTCCACCTGGGTCTACTTACCCAGTCACAGTACCTGTCGTAGATACTATGACACGTACAATCACAGAGTCTACAACCAACGCTAACAATAGTTAGTATTTTTTCTTAGGAGTTTTATTCGTGAAATTTTATGTTCTTCTAGCCTCCCTTGCTCTTGTAGCATGCAGCAAGGATAAGGTAGCCTTCGATACTCTCGAAACGGCTCGCACGCAAGCGAAGGCCAACGCAGAGTACAACGCACTGAAGTTCCGTGCGGAGTCACCACGCTACACTAACGCAGCTATCGAGATGCAAGGCGATAGTTCACAAACACCAGAGTGTCCACAAGGTGACGGCTGGGCCAGCGGCAAGTTAGTCAACAAGGAAGACCCTTCCAAGTTTATGGCGATCAAGTGCAGCACAGTAAGCGGCTCGATTGGGTGCATGGAGCAGACGGAGTTTTCAAAGAAGCCTTACGCTGCGGAAGATGGGCAGTGCCAAGCCACTACCAAGGTGCCTCATCCTATCCCTAAGATCGCAAAGTAATCATGCAGACGCTAGGAATTTTTGCAGGCCGTGGCGACGTTATACTAGGTATGACGTTTGCCATGTTGTTTGGTATGTGGCTAGGTTGGCACCTCCACAAATTTAAGTCTTGGATGAAGACACGAAAGGATCGGGTATGAAGTTTCGTAAGAAGCCGGTAGTGATTGATGCAGTTCAATATGATGGGTCGCATGCAAGCCGACAACAGCTTGACGCTTGGTTAGTTGGAAGTAAGACTCCTGCATTGATCTCTGATGATGTATTGAAGATTATTACTCTCGAAGGGGAACATCTAGTACGTCCTGGAGATTGGGTTATTCGCGGTGTAGCAGGCGAGGCGTACCCCTGCAAGCCCGAGATATTTGCAGCAACTTATGAAGCTGTAGAGGAGGGCACAGATGCCTCAATTCGATAATGCACCGCTCACTACAACAATCCCTGAGACTATAGCTTTCTGTTTAACCAATCAAGTGCCGTGGCAATCAGGGCACTATGCTACAGGTAAAGATCAAGCTGAAGCAGAGTCATGGGCAGAGGTTTTCTACATAGAAAACTATGATGAGGTGTACTTGGAGTACTACGACAAGGATATGAACCAATGGTACACAATGGAGCAGGGTGGTATACCTATAGAGGTACCCCCTGATACTTGGTGGGTTGGTCTTGCAGAACTTCCGGTGCTTACTCATGTGGGTTAAGTTTGTCGTGGATGGCAAGGTGGTGGACGAAGCAGATGTGGCTTCTGATGCACAAGCAGTCAAGCACGCAGAAGCTATAGCTGCTGGCATGGGCACCGTAGAGATATGGACACCAAAGTACGTTGTAGTTAAGGCTACTGAGTACAAGAGTTACGACTACGGCAAGTACAAACAAAACGAGCTAGAGCATGGAAAAGACACCAGTAGTAGTTCGTAGATGGCGTGATAACAAGAAGCTTGTCGCTATGTTTGTGACAGTACCTTATGAAGGCGATGCGCATAAGTGCCCTGCTTTTAGCGAGCCTGATGTATTCACTTGGGCTAAGCCGCTTATAGCTACACGACAAACTGTTGAAGTGCCTCGCGCCGAAGCAGAAGCTTTTGCGGAGCGTATACCTAGAGAAGTATTGAGGACACTACCTACGCTTACTGTCCCAATGCAGCTAGAGATATGGAGCCGTGATCGCACTGCGGCTACGCTCACACTTCGGCTCCGTGCTGTTAGGGGGAAGCAATGGCTGAGGACGACACTCTTCAACAGAAGGAAATAATTAAACAGTGGGTAGCGAAGCGCGATAAAGCACTCATAGAGTTAAACATTGACTGGTTTCGCAAACAACACCCTTTAGTAGGGGCAATAGCATCTTCAGACGAAGTGCTGCTTATTAGCATGCATAAAGCACGATATCAAATACCTACTATACCTACAAGGTTGCGGCATGCAAGCGGTGATTGGTTACGTGAACGTGGGTACGGCATTACGAAGGATATTCCTTTGTTGCCCCCCGGTAGATTACCTAAATAGAAAGGATACTTAATGGCGTCAAATAAACTACGCAACCACCCAGACATTAAACGATCTGGTGATGGGTTCCTTGCGCGGCTTAGCGCGATCAAGGTGGACAAGGGATGGAATGTTCGCGTGCGCAATGAAGCGCTGCAAGAACACATCGGGCAGATCGCAACCTCGCTAGTCAATGGCGGCACTGTACCTGCGCTTGAGATATATGTTAACGATAAGAACGAGATCGTTATTGCCGATGGGCACTGCCGTAATGAGGGCTACAATCAAGCGAACAAGCAAGGCGCAGAGTTTGAGTGGGTACCTATCAGGGAGTTTGTAGGCAATGATGCTGACCGTGTGGCGTTGATGTTCACATCTGCCCAGGGTAAGCCACTGACACAGTACGAACAGGCTGAAGCGTTCAAACGTCTCAAGGGGTTCAACTGGTCGAACGCGGACATCGCCAAGCGTGTAGGCCGCACAGAACCGTTCGTGATCCGCATGCTCAAGCTGGCGAATGCCGATAGCGAAGTCAAGCAGATGGTGAAGTCTGGCAAGGTATCTGTTGGTGCAGCCGTCAAGGTTGTACGCAAGGCGGGTAGCAAGGCTGGAGCCGAACTGAAACAGCGTATCGCTAAGGCTGAAGCGAAGGCAGCTAAGGCAGTGAAGGCTGGCGGTAAGGCCAAAAAGGTAGTTGTTACTGAACGTGATGTGGACAGTTTGAAACTACCGAAGAAGCTTCAAGATGATCTGATCGTCTTCTACCAGAATCTCCGTGAAAATATGGGGCCAATGGTGTATGATGAGGCACGGTCACTTGTAGACCTCAGTGATGCAGAACTCGAAGGAGAATCTGCTGAGCTAAGTATGGCCCTAATCGTGAGTCTCCTTCGTATTGGCGATGAGATTACTAAACTAACAGTTGAAAGGAACTGAGATGGTAAAGAAGAAAATTGATGGTGGTCGAGGTAGCAAGCACCCGCTTGCGAAACTCACTCCCGCACAGGTACGTGCAATCCGCAAGAAGCTAGCTAAGGGTACGATCTCTCGCTCGGCTATCGCTCGTGAGTACGACGTATCGCCTATGGTGATTAAGCGTATCGACTCCGGCGAGTCGTATAAGGATGTAGTCTAAGCGATGGATGTCATCACGCTAGACTTCGAGACGTACTATGCACCAGACTACACACTCTCGAAGCTAACAACTGAGCAGTATCTCCGCGATCCTCGCTTTGAAGTGATAGGAGTATCAGTAAAACTCAATACTGATCCTGCTGTATTCTTCCCTGCACCACAAGTAGCGGCTGCCCTGGCTGATTTCAACTGGGATAACGCGATGCTTGTGGGGCACAATCTGATGTTCGATGGTGCCATACTCAACTGGCACTATGGCATTACACCAAAGGCGTATGCAGACACGCTCAGTATGGCTCGTGGTCTAGGGCTACAAGCGCAGGTAGGCGGGTCATTGAAGGCACTCACAGACTACTTCATTGCTCTCGGCTACCCACTACCCCCAAAGGGAGACGAAGTTGTATCAGCCTTGGGTAAGCGGTATGCAGACTTTAACATCGAAGCACTCGCTAGGTATGCAGCCTATTGCCGCAATGATACTGAGGCTACCTATCAGTTGTTCAAGATATTCATGGAAGTGCTGAACTTTCCAGTCTCGGAGCTACGTGTTATCGATGAGACAATGCGGATGTTCTGCGATCCACTGCTACGTTTAGATGGCGCTGTGCTGGCGCAGCATCTGAATGATGTGGTGACACGCCAAGATACGCTGCTTGATCGTGTAGGTGTAACCATCGATCAGATTCGTAGCGATGCCCAGTTCGCCGAGCTACTACGCGAGCGTTTTGTAGAGCCTCCTGTGAAAGTATCTGCACGTACAGGTAAGGTCGCTTACGCTTTCAGTAAGACGGATGAAGACTTCCTCGCGCTACTTGATGATGAAGACGAAGATGTACAGGCACTCGTTGAATGTAGGCTTGGTAACAAGTCATCAATCGAGCAGTCACGCACTGAGCGTTTCATAGGCATTTGCGAGCGCGGTGCTTTACCTGTACCTCTGCAATACTATGCTGCCCATACTGGACGGTTTGGAGGTACAGATAAGGTTAACCTACAGAACCTCCCACGCGGGGGTAAGTTGCGCGACGCTATCGTTGCTCCGCCTGGGCATGTCCTTGTTGTTGGTGACTCTGCACAGATCGAAGCCCGTATGCTGGCATGGCTCGCGCAACAGCACGATCTGGTTGCAGCATTTGCTGCGGGGGATGATATCTACTCTAGCTTCGCGTCAGATGTGTTTGGCGTCGCGGTTACCAAGGCTGATAAAGAACGTCGCTTCGTAGGTAAGACATCCATACTAGGGTTAGGATATGGGATGGGGCCGCCAAAGTTCCAAGGTACACTTCGCCGTGGTAACGGGGGTATACGATTTGAGATGGAACTTGGCGACGCTAGCGGAGTTGTTGCTGTATACCGTAATAAGTATGCGATGATCCCCGAACTTTGGAAGCAGGGTAAGCGAGCGCTCGACGCTTTACTGCAAGGTACAACTGCACCGTTTGGGCGGGCTGGAGTACTACAGGTAGAGCCTGTCAGCGCTACCATATCTACCCCTCAGATTCGCCTACCTAACGGCATGGCTATACGTTACCCTGGGCTACGTGCTGAAGAAGGCGACAAAGGGCAGCAGTTCTTCTACACCGCGCGCAAAGGGCGGGGTACTTACGAGGTACGCTTGTACGGTGGTAAGCTGGTAGAGAATGTTGTACAAGCTTTGGCCCGTATCGTCGTGACTGACCAGTGGATGCAAATCAAACGACGGGCTATCAAAGAGCGAGTCTTCCACCGCAGTCCTGTTGTCGCACAAGTTCACGACGAACTCGTATGTTGTGTACCCATTACCGCTGCCCGAGAAATGCAGATGATAATGGAGGAGGAGATGCATCGCGCTCCTGACTGGGCAGCCGGGTTACCTGTGGCTTGTGAGGTAGGTGCTGCATATAGTTATGGAGATGCGAAGTAGAGGTGTATATGAAAAATTTTGTACCAAGAAAAGAGTATCGACTGTGCTTCCATCTTTATAAATATATCGGCCAATTTAAGTTTCATCGCGTTAGGCTTTTGATCCGTCTTGTATACGCAGATGGCACTTGGGAAAAATGTAATCGGGATGATCTTTATTTTAGATATGCTACTAAGCTAGATAGGCTATGGGTAGCTCTAGGTGATTGGTACTTTACACGCAAATACGGAGATGCGAAGTGACGACTTGTACTGATCCTATCCGCATCAAAGCACAAGCGAGGTACGATAAAGTTGTTACCCCTGAGTCCGTAGCTAAAGCAACACTGCCTATGGATGCCCTGGAATTTGTACGACTAACCCATAACGAAGAAGAATCTATGGATACAATGAAGCCCCTCAATATTGCACACTCGTACACGTCCATCTCTACCTATGATACCTGCCCCAAGCAATACTACGCGAAGTACGTATCGAAAGAAGTAAAGTTTCAACCGACTGAAGCCACACTCTACGGTGACCGTATGCATAAAGCAATGGAGTTCCGTTTGCGCGACAAGACCCCCTTACCACCGGAGTTCCTAGGGCTTGAGAGCGTAGCGGCAGCAGTGGAGGCCATGCCAGGAACTCTACTGGTTGAGGAGTCCTTTGCGATAACCCGAGAGGGGGAGAATACTACTTTCTTCGGATCAAACGTATGGCTACGTGGTAAGGGTGACGCGACAATATTCAATGCAGCGAAGGCTAGTCTTGCGGTATTTGACTGGAAGACGGGCAAGCCAGTGAAAGATGAACTACAACTGCACATCATGACGGCTTTAGCGAAGCGGCGTTACCCTCAAGCAGAGACTATTCGTACTGCATTCGTATACACCAAGACTGGCGAAATTGAGAAGGAAGTAATCCGTAGCGAGACAGTCCCAGAGATTGAGCAGAACATCGCGAATAAAATTCACCGTATCGAAGTGGCGCACGAGAAGAATCTCTTTCCTCCGCAGCCGAGTGGACTATGTAAGAACTGGTGCCAAGTCACTAGCTGTCAGTTTCATGGGAAGGGCAGGTACGGTTAATGTCTACTCCTGAGAGTAAAGTTAAAGCTAAGATTAAACGAGTACTAGCGCAGTACGATGTATGGGTGAACATGCCTGTGAGTATGGGGTATGGGCAGCACGGTATCCCTGATTTTATTTGCTGTGGTATGTCAGTTGGGGGTAGAGCGGGGTTATTCTTCTCCATCGAAGCGAAAGCAAACGGTGGTAAGCCGACAGCATTGCAAGACATGCAGATGCAGCGTATCCGTAAGGCGGGTGGGGTGACGTTTGTTATAGATGAACATAATATTGAGGAGTTAGAAGCATGGCTACGGCTGTACATAAAGACGGTGAACTAACAGCAGAGCAGATAGCGCTGCAAGAAGCAACTATGAATATGACGTCCTACTTACTAAGTGGAGTAGATTTCGCTATGGTTCCTCTAGGAATCATACTGGGTGGGTCTTATGGTATGACTTCCTACGTTCTCGCAGCTTGTATCTTTGAGCACAAGAGGCAAGAGAATATAGCCTTCGATTTAGACGAAGAAGTCCAGAAGGTTGCAAAAATAATTGGCGCACAAACACAGTACTACCTAACGCAGCTAGAATTTATTGCTGCTAAAGCGCCAGGATCAGTGCAGTGACTGGCGAAGTTATACCGTTCAAGTCGCCTACGTCGCGGCATACAAGTGGCGCTGCTGTATGCATAGGATGTAAGCATGAGTGGGAGGCTGTTGTACCTAATGGTACGACTAGTTTAGAATGTCCAGCATGCGGTACATTTAAGGGGGTATTCAAATACCCCTATGCACCTGTAGGTGATTGCCTTGTATGTACGGGGTGCGACGGTGCGCTGTTCTACGTGACAGCTAAGGGCACGGCTTTCTGCCCTACCTGCGGAGTTCATCTAAATTACTAGGAGCCTAAGATGGCGATGATGTTTAAGGTTGCTCTTGAGCGCCTAGCGAATGGCGAGCATGGGCAAGTGATGCCAGTTACCCTCAAAGGGCATGGGCCAGACGGCACACCGAGGGAGACGGTAGCCTTCGAACTTCAGTGGCTTGAACGCCAGGGTATCGACCCCGAAGACACAATCCTATGCCGCTACCGTGTGCGTGATCCTGAAGATGTGCAGAGAATTAAAGACGCTTTCGCGCGACGCACAGCTATTCAGGATTTAGCAAAGCTGCATGTCTATACCTGACCCCTATGCCTATCGCCCTAACTAATAAAAAAGCTCTTGTACTGAAGCTGCGTGACCCGAGTAAAGTAACAAGTGTTCTTCCCGTAACTCAGACTATCGAGCAAGACGGAGAGGTTTTCACGGCAGTGCCGCATACTGTCGATGCATGGCATGTGCTCAAGAACCTCGGCGTGAACGTGCAGGACTATGAGCCAATGCGCTGGTACTACCCCTACCCCAAGCTCTACGGTAGGCACGATCCGATGCCACACCAGTCGGAGACGGCGGTATTTTGTACAGCAAATAAACGGGCCTATATCCTCAATGAGATGCGCACGGGTAAGACTTCGGCGACGCTGTGGGCAAGCGACTATCTCCGCGAAGCGAAACAGGTTAGGAAAGTCTTGATCCTCTGCACTATGTCATGCATGGACGTAGTGTGGAAGCAAGCGATATTTGGCTTATTCCCCCATCGTACTGTGGCTATCCTACATGGGTCACACGAGCGCCGCCTAGCACTACTGAAAGAAGACTTCGACTACTACGTGCTCAACCATGATGGCGTGAAGATCGGGTATAACGCTAAGAACCCCGTAGGATTCTATGCTGAACTCTTGCGCCAGATCAAGGCAGGCGAGATCGGACTAATGATCGTAGATGAAGGTGCAGAGTACCGTAACTTCAGCACAGATAGGTGGAAAGCCCTGAAGGGACTAGCCTGTGTCGAGCGTATCTGGTGGCTGACAGGTACACCAACTCCCGGTGGGCCAGAGGATGCCTGGGCACAAGCCCGTATAGTTAACCCAGGCCGTGCTCCTGAATACTTCAAGACGTGGAAAGACCGCGTGATGTATCAGGTGAATAAGTACAAGTGGGTGCCCAAGCATGGGCATGAAGCAGACGTACATAACCTTATGCAACCTGCGATACGGTATAAGAAGTCTGATGTGCTCAACAACTTGCCTGTTACTTTCGATGACCGCGAAGCAACGCTAACGAAGGAGCAACTTGCAGCATACCAACAGATCAAGACTCAAGGTGTACTCGCATCTAAGCAAGGTGCTGTTACTGCGGTCAACGCCGCAGTGCTACTGGGCAAGCTGCTCCAGATCGGCGCAGGCGCAGTGAAGAATGACAACGGCGATATAGTCCACTACCCTCCAACGAACCGTCTTGCGGTGCTTGACGAATTGATCGCACAGTCTGCCTCTAAGGTAATTGTGCTTGCACCCTACAAAGCCGTCGTAGATTTACTGGTAGCCCATATAGCGAAGACCCACAAGGTAGCCTTCATTGATGGGCGGGTAACGGGCAGGGCCAGATCGAAAGTGATACATGACTTCCAGCACGGGGATAATCTTGATGTACTGGTCGCACATCCCAAAACAACTGGACATGGCCTAGAGTTTGCCGTAGCTGATACTGTAGTCTGGTATGCACCGATGCATTCCGTAGACTTGTACGAACAGGCGAACCATCGTATCATGTCGAATGCTCAAACCCGCAGCGCAGGCGTATATCATATCGGGTGCTCCCCTCTGGAATGGAAGATTTACAGAGCCCTGAAAGCTGGAGTTTCCCTCCAGCAAAAAATACTTGAGCTATACGACGAAGAAATTTTAGGAAAAGCCTTGACAGGTGAACTAACACCTGTTACTATATAACTGTTGTTTCCGATTAACTTTAACTGAAGGAGCCTACTATGCGCTTAGTAGCCCATAAAGAGTCAAACTCTTTTGCTGTTGTTGAAGAACTTACACCTGAAGTTCTATCTACTTATGACCCTATATTCTTGGGCACGCTAGCAGACGCTAAAGCGATGCGTAAGGTATTAGAAGCTTATATTGAGTCTCAACCAGAAGTAGAGATTACACCCATCGATTTGAAAGATATTCGCGATGATGACATCGTTGGCGCCTATATCAAGCTCCGCGACATGCGTGACACAGCGAAGAAAAAATTTGAGTCGCGCGATGATAAATATGCCGCACGAATCGACAGCTTGCAGATGGAACTACTGCGACGCTACGAAGAGCGTGGTATTGACCAGATTAAAATCGCAGGTATTGGTACCTCATTCAAGTCTACAAAAACAGTCGCATCATGTGGTGACTGGGATGTATTCTTCTCGTGGTGCCTAGACCAAGCAGATAAATTACGCTCTGAGGGCGGCGATCCTCGGGACGTATTTGCGTTCTTCCAAAAGCGTTTGACGATTGATACAGTCAAGCAGTACATGGAAGCACACGAGGGAGGTGTACCCCCCGCTGTGAATGTCATGCAGCAGTACACCGTGTCTGTTCGACGCTCAACTACCTAGGAGTTTATATGAGTGCTATGGTTATTTTTGACGCCCCGCAACACGCTATCGCGTTGCTTGGGCAAGAGGCTCTTGGTCTAGGCCAAGATTTGACTGGCGGGCTTAGCGGTGGTATCAACCGTATCTCGCTCAAAGGCAGTCGCTTTCGTTTAGTTCAAGCAGGGCAAGAAGTTGCTGTACTTGAGCAGAGTACTTTGGATGTCGTGATTGTAGGTTCGACTAAGCACGTTAGCCGCATCTACTACAAAGAAAAGTACAACAGCCAAGATAAGGTGAAGCCTAGCTGCTGGTCAGCAGATGGTGTAACCCCTGCTGCTGATGCTACTGAGCGCCAAGCTAATAACTGCGCGTCATGCCCTCAAAATATCAAGGGTTCCGCGACTAATGATAATGGAACACAGTCACGTGCATGTGCTTTCCGCAAGCGTATCGTAGTTGTAGCAGCTACACAGTTGGGTACAGATACGCTACCTGAGCCGTATGCGCTTGATGTAAATGCCCTGTCGTTGTTCGGTGATGGTAATCCCACACAGAATAAATACAGCTTGGGCGGCTACGGTAAGTTTCTATCTACCCCACGTCAAGGTTTTCCTGATGGTATCCCACCACTTGCCGTGATTACTCGGCTGACATTGGATTCTGATTCATCTGTACCTAAGCTGTTCTTTGGTGTATCAGCAAACAATGCAGGGCAAGCAGCATTCTTGTCGAAGGAGCAAATTGCATCGGCTATTGCTATGACGAAATCTGAACAAGTACAACGTCTAGTTGCAGAAGCTACAGCCGATTTACTGACTCTTGAAACTGAAGCCGCTCAAGCAAGCGTAGCTCGTGGTATGGCTGCACCTGCCCCAACACCTGCCCCAACACC